CTGCAATTTCAACAAAAGCAGACTTAACAAGTCCTACATTTAGTGGAACTCCAACACTTCCAACTGGAACAGTAGCAACAACTCAATCGGCTGGAAATAATACAACTGCTGTTGCAACAACTGCATTTGTACAAACAGCATTGTCTGCTTTATATCCTGTAGGCGCTATTTATATTAATGCAACAAGTTCGACCAATCCAGCAACATCATTAGGATTTGGTACATGGACAGCATTTGGTGCTGGTCGTGTAATGGTTGGTTTTGATTCAGGTAATGCACTATTTGATGTAGCAGAAGAAACTGGTGGTAGCGCAGATGCAATTGTTGTAAGTCATACGCACAGTGCAACAGTTACCGATCCCGGACATACTCATGCAATGGGTAGAAATTATAACTTTACTCAACAATCTTCTGGTCAAACTACAATAAATCCATTAGATCAATCAACAGCAGTTTCAAATACGCAATCTGCCACTACTGGTATCAGCGTAACCAATGCTTCAACTGGTTCTAGTGGAACAAATGCTAACTATCAGCCGTACATTACTGTCTATATTTGGAAGCGTACAGCATGAAGTCAACTGATCTTCAATTCAAAATTGTTCATCATTTTAGTGATGGACTTTATGCAAAAGAGTCATTCTTTCCAGCAGGAATGTCTATTCTGAAACACACGCATGACTTTAGCCACTTGTCTATATTGGCTATGGGAAAAGTAGTTGTGTTGAAAGGTGAAGAATTGGAGATTGTTGAAGCTCCTGCTTGCATTGAAATCAAGGCTGGTTTGACGCATGGCGTTAAAGCAATAACTGATTGTGTTTGGTTTTGTATTCATGCCACTGACGAGAAAGACCCGTCTAAAGTGGATGATATTTTGATTAAAGGGGAATAATATGCCTATATCAGCAGGCGCAGGAATGGCAATTCTAGGTGGCGCAAACCTTATAGGTGGCGCAATGGCAGGACAGTCTGCTAAAGAAGCTGCAAATATATCGGCAGATGCTCAACTTCGTGCGGCGCAAATTGCAGCAGATGCAGCAAGGTTTCGTCCTGTTGGCATAACTACTCGTTACGGTACATCTAATTTTCAAACAGATGCACAAGGTAATGTAATTGGTGCTGGCTATAACGTCAGTCCTGAGTTAAGGGCTTACCAAGACCGTTTACAGGCTCTTACAGGCGGTGCATTAACTCAGGCTGAACAAGCACAGCAACAGTATGCTCCACTTCAGCAAGCGGCTGGTGGCTTGTTTGGTTTAGGTCAGCAATATTTGCAACAAACTCCTCAACAAGTTGCTGCTCAATATATGCAACAGCAACAGGATTTGCTTGCTCCTAATCGTGAACGTCAAATGGCTCAATTGCAGAATCAGTTGTATCAGCAAGGTCGTGGAGGTTTATCTGTTGGTGCTACATCTGCTCGTCCTAGCGGTGCTGCTGGATTTGGTGCTGCATCTCCTGAAATGGAAGCGTATTACAACGCTCTTGCTCAACAAGATGCTCAGTTGGCGGCTAATGCTACACAAGCTGGTCAGCAAAATGTAGCATTTGGCGCAGGATTGTTAGGTCAAGGCGCTGGTTTGATGGGTCAGTATCAGGCTGGTCAGGTAAGTGCATTGAACCCATTTACAACATATTTGGGTGGTGGTCAAACCATTGAATCTCTTGGACAACAGCCATTGGATATTGGCGCACAGTTAGGTGGTCGTGCTGCTACTGCTGGCGCTAATGTTGGTCAATCTTTGTTGCAAGGTGGAATCAGTGCTGCTAAAACTCAGCAACAAGCAAATGCTTACAACCCTTGGGCAACTGCAATTACGGGTGCTGCAAACAATCCTGCATTTGCACAAGGAATTACAAACTGGTGGAATACTCCAAGTGCTTCAAATCAAACGGCTGCTAGTTACAACATTCCTCAATCAAGTTGGGAAAACTACTATAACCAGTCACAAACAGGTAGTGTAAATATCTAAATAAGGAATAAATCATGCCATCTACAAGATCAGCTTTTCAATCACCTGAATCTGCAAATGCAGGATTGTTAAATTATCCTCATTCTCCTTTGCTTTACCCTTTGCAAATATCTCCTTTGAATGCGGGTGCATTCACTTCAAGAGGAAATGTTCCAACGACAGAGGCAATAAATCAAGTGGATGTTCAAAACATAGGTGATGAATCAGTTGCTTCTGCTTCTGCTCCTGCACTTGCTCCTGTTGTTGTAAATCAACAAGCAAACGCTTCAAGATCATTAGATTTTCTTCCTGCTCAAATGAATAGTTCTGAGCCTAATTTCAACCAACCATCAATTGTTTCTGGGATGTTCCCTGAAGTAGATGCAATGCAACGTGCTTTGTATGATCAACAAAGACAACAAGCAATGCAAGCACAGGCATTGCAGTTTGCACAACTTGATCCAATGGCACGAGCACAATATGCTTTATATCTTGGCGGTCAACAGTTAGGTGGTGCTATTGGTGGTGCTTTGGGCGCTAAAGACCCTCAGTTGCAGATGATTGGATTACAGCAACAAATCTTGAAAGAGTTAGACCCAAGCGATCCTAATCAACAACTTCAAATTGCTAGAAAATATGCACAAGTTGCGCCTGAATTAGCAATAAAAATTGCTGACAATGCTCGTAGTTCTTTAGTGAAGATCGCACAAGCTAATAAAGAAAATAAAGCATCTGTTGCTCCTGATATTCAAAAATCTCAACGAGCCGCAATTATTACTAGTGCTATTAACCAATATAAAACATTGCCTCAAACACCAGAGGTTACTCAAGCTATTGAAACTTTGCAAACTGAATTAGATTTCCTGAAACCTAAGCCAGAGGCAACGGCTAAAGAAATTCAAATTGCAAAATCACTTGCCGAACAAAAAGCTGCAAAAGGCACTCCAGAATATAACGCTGAATATGTGTCCCAACTCTTGCGCCTGACAGATCAAAAAGAAAACATTATTGATGTTGGCGTTGCTGATAAAACACGAGAAGTTGTTTACTTTGATAAAAAATCAAATGAACAATTCATCATGAAACCAAATGCTAGTGGTGTATTGGTTCGCACTCCATATAGTGGTGGAATTGATAAAACAACTGCAAAAGTTAGCGCTACAGCAGAAAATAAAGGACAAGAAGCAGGGTCTAAAGAAATTTATACTTTGTATGCAAAACGTCTAGATGATGCAAATAAGGCTTCAATGAAAGCGTTAGATCAGGCTGGTGTATTGAAACAAATGCTAGATACGCCTCAACCAATAACTGGAGGTGCAGTTGGATTTAGAACGGCGGCATTACGAGCATTTAACACACTTGGCCTTACTAGTTCTAAAGATACTCAGGCACTAAATGATGCTGATTCATTTAATTCACTTGCTGGTCAACACGTTTTGACATTTATTAAAACTCTTGGTGTTAATCCAACTGATGCTGATGTGAGATTTGCAAAATCTATTGGCCCTGATTTGCAAAAATCACCTGAAGCTAATGCAACATTGATTAATTATTTGCTAACTAGAGCAAAAGATGTGATGACTGAAGCAGATAATATGGAAAAACATTACACAGACAATAAAGGAAGTTTAGCTGGTTATAAATCAGTATTCAGACGTAATATTGAATCACCTGTAAAACCTGTTGAACAAATGACAAGAGAAGAATTAAAAGCGGCAATAGAAGCAAAAAAACGTGAAGCAGCTCAATAAGGAATAAACATGGCAACTTTAGCTGAACTTGAAGCAGAACTCCAAAAGCGTGGTGAAACTACGTCTACTGAAAGTGTTCTAGACCCAAAAACAACCTCACTTCAAGAGTTTAAAAACTTTGCTGAGTCTTCTTTAAAAGGTCTTAGTGGACTTGTTGGCATTGTTGGTGGATGGGGTAATTTATATGATGCTCTTAAAGAAAGCAAAGATCCTAGTGCATTTTCTTCAACTGGAATTAAGCAAGCACTTAGTAAACTTACTGGTGTAAATCTTCAATCAATACCCGGTTATAGAGGTGCATATCAGTTTACTGAAGCTGGAGCACCCGCTGCCGCTTTAACTGCTGTTGGAGTTCCGGGATTGTTTAGCAGAACTGCTGGCGGTGTTGCTGGAGAATTTGGTGTTGCTGGTACAACTGGATTGTTTGCTCAACAAGTTGCTCCTGATAGTCCATTGGCGCAATTTACGTTACAAGCAACTCCTTATGTTGCTAAAGGTGGCTTAAAAACCATTGGTGGAATGATAACTAAGCCAGAGGGTACATTTCCATCTGTTGCTGAAACTCAAAGATTGGCAGAAGTTGGTCGTTTAACGCCCGGAGAATTGGGTTTAAATCGTCCTCAACTGGCTACAGAAGCGGCTGTTGAAAGCGCTCCAACTTCAGGTCAGAAGCCTATTCAATTTAGACAAGAACAAGCTCGTGATGTTGAATCATATTTAACAAACTTGTTTAATAAAGCAAGTGGTAATACATTGAATGTAGCTGATACAACTCAAGCAGTTGTATCGTCATTCAATAACTATGGAAAGTCTTTGAGTTCTAAGTTGAAATCAGATGCAAAAGTTGATTTCAACGCAGCTAAAAGTGCTGGTGGATTGATTGATACAACACCTGTTGTTGATGCCATTACAAGCAAATTAGGTGAAATACCCGCTGAAATTAAAGCACTTGATCCTGTTAAAAATGCAATGCAACGCATTATTGATGAATATAAGATTCCTGAAGTTCCAGCACAGAATGTTCCATCAACAATTTTAAATGCTAGTGGTCAGCCAGCATCAGTAAATGTAATCCCCGGCTCTCCTGCCCAAAACTTAAAAATTGACATCAACCGTTTACAAAAGAATTTGTCAACTTGGGGTGATGCTGTTTACTCAGGAAAAGCTGATTTTGGCAAAGGTAATATCTTTGAGGGTGTTGCTCCGGGTCAAGCAAAAGGCATCTCTATGGCTGTCTTAAATGGATTTAGAGAATCATTGGATCAAGCTATTGCAAATGGAGTTCCGGGAGCAGATAAATTGGTTGCAGCTAGAGATAAATTTAAAGCTAATATTTCTCGTATTGAACAGTTTTCTGACAGACCATTAACAAAAGCATTTGATGTTTCTAATGTCACTGATCTTGTTCCTGAAGATGTAATGAGAAAACTTAAAACAATGCCATCATCACAAAGACAGTTTTTGGTTGAAGTTATGCAAAACAACCCAAACAGTCAAGTTACTGAGGTTTTGAACACAATCCGTAGATCAAAATTTGATGATGTTTTGACTTCTGCTCAAGTCAAAGGTGGTGCTGCGACAGACCCGACATTTAGTATAAAAAATGCCTTAACTGAATTAAACAAAAAAGATAGTGAATTTGCTGATCTTTTTCCCAATAAAACTGATTTAAATCAAGCAAAATTAGCTATGAATTGGATGCAAAGAGTTCTATCTAGTGAATCGCCACAAATGACTGGTGTAACAGGTGCTGAAGCATATGCTTTCACTGGCGCTGCTGGTGGTGGCGCACAAGCTCGTCTTGCAACAAAAGAAGCTGTTCCTTATATTCGTAATTTAATTGCAAATCCCGCTGATTTTGCTGATGTAATTTTTAACCCAAATTATAGACAAGCAATGGTTGACTTAGCGACAGAAAAAACAATGACTAAAAAAGCAATTAAGGCTTTGGAAACATTAGGGAAAGGGTCTGCTATTTTGACTGCTAGGGCTGGTGGAATGATGGGTCAAACACAACCACAATTGCCGCAGCAACCACAAGTACAAACTCCACAGACAGGGCCAAGTTTGAAAGAACTTGAAGATGCTTTAAAAGCACTTGAAGCTCAATAAGGACACAAAATTGATCCGATCAGCCTACTCTTTGCCGCCAATGCTTGCGTTGCCGCCATCAAAGAGGGTTGTGAGCTTTACAAACAGGCAAAGACTTCCTTTATGGAGGTCAAGTCTACTGTTGACGAAGCAGTCAAGATTGGAAAAGAAGTACAAGGCTTTTGGGGAAAACTCTCCAAAATGTTTGGTGGTAAGCCAACAACAGTTTCCACCACCTCCACGCCCAAGTCTGTGGCGAAAAAGAAAGAGAAATTCGTTTCCGTTGACGAAACTCAAGTCAAGGTCAACATTGTCAAACAACTCACTGAATTTTTCCGTCTTCAAGAGCAACTTGCTGCTCACATAAGGGAGGAAGAAGAAAAGTCCAGAAGCGTTTACGATCCTGACCAAAACCACATGGAAGCTGCCCTAAACAGGGTTATGGCTCAACAGCAAATGGCTGAGTTGGTAGTTCAGATTCGTGAGTGCATGGTGTACCAATCGCCTCCAGAGATGGGTGCGTTGTACTCTGAAGTGTTTGAAATGAGGGAAGTCATTCAACAGGAGCAAGAACAAGCCAGATTGAAGCAGGAAGCAAAAGAGAGGTACAAAGAATGGCAACGGCAGGAGGCAAAAAGAAATCTGCAAGCCAAGTCAGCGTATCTAGTGGTAACAGGACTATTCCTCCTGTATATATGGATGTGGCTCGTGTTCGTAAGCCAGTGGAGGAAGATATAGTGGGTTGGATTGCTGCTTGTATTCTGATTGCCTTGCTACTGCCAATCATGGGGTTTCTTTACCTTGATATTCTTGAGACAAAGCATGATGCTAAGGCTCAGATTGAAAAGGTGGAGAAGTTGAGACAGAAAGTTGAGCAACAGCAAAGGGAGAAAGATAAATGAAGATAGTTTGCCTAATGGCATTGGTTTTGTTGAGTGCCTGTGAAGACAGGTTTAGATACCCATGCCAAGACCCTAAGAATTGGCAGAATGAAGAATGCAAACCGCCAATCTGTACCGCTACAGGTACTTGTCCTGACCAACTTGTTAAACCAGAACCGGAGAAAAAGTGATGCCAACAGTCGTAATGAATAAACCTAACCGTATGACTTCTGAGGAAATTGAAGTTCGTATTTGGGCAATTGTGATCTTTTCCTTGACTATGATTCTTCTTGGATCAGTGGCAATGTTTCTGTACAGCGTTTCTTTTGTGACTCAGCCAATGTCTGGCATGGCAGCGATTGACAAGGTTTATACACAGCAAATCAACACCATCATGGTATTTATCACTGGTGTTTTGGGCGGTGTTGCTGGTCGTTCTGCTGTGTCTGCGAGTGCCAAGGCTATTGCTAAGGCAGATGCTGATGCTGATGACGAGCCTAAAGAATGATGAGCATATTTAATCCTTGGGTGATTTTGGGTATTCTCATCGCCATTGGCTCTGCTTTTGGCGGTGGATATTCCAAGGGAAAACATGATGAATTTGCCAAACAGCAGATGGAAATAGCTGCTCTAAATCAAAAAAGTCGTGAAACTGAGCAAAAAATGGCTGAAGAAGCCAATGATTTAGCCCTCAAACTGAAGAAAGCTGAAAACGATGCAAAAACTGTATCTCAAAAGCGCAATAGTGCCATTGATACTGGCGCTCTCAAGTTGCGGATTCCTGTCAAAACCCCCGTCTGCCCCGTATCAACCCCCACAGATACCGCCACTCCCACCGGAGATAGCGTTCAAGCAACAGCCGAACTTGACAGAGAGGTTGCTAAATCTCTTGTCGCCATCACAGACCAAGGAGATGCCAACACCAGACAACTCAACGCCTGTATCGATGCCTACAACGCCGTCTACCAAACCCTGAAAGGAAAACAATGAACACTGAACAATTAGCCAAGATTTTGAAGATGAAGCCAGCCAAAGCTGGTGAATGGATTGATGCCATCAATGAGACTTTTGAGAAGTTTGACATTTCAACTCCTGAACGACAGGCTGCATTCTTAGGCCAATGCGCTCATGAATCTGGCGGCTTTACAGCCCTTTCAGAAAACTTGAACTACTCTGCATCATCTTTGTGTCGTGTGTGGCCTAAACGCTTTCCTACGATAGCTGACGGGCAGAATTGTGAGCGTAATCCACAGAAGATTGCAAATCGTGTCTATGCCAACCGCATGGGCAACGGTGACGAAGAATCAGGTGAGGGTTTTGCCTACCGTGGTCGTGGATTGATCCAGTTGACAGGTAAGAGCAACTATGAGGCTTGTGGAGAAGCCTTGGGTGTGGATTTAGTGGAAAACCCTGACTTAGTTGCCACTCCTCAATATGCTGCTTTGTCTGCTGGCTGGTTCTGGAATAAGAACAAGCTGAACAACTATGCTGACAAGGGTGACATGGAGGGTTTGACCAAGAAGATCAATGGCGGCACTCATGGCATTGAGGACAGGGTTGCTAGGACTCAATTGGCTATTGATGTTCTGATGGCTTAATCTTCAAAGAAGCGGAGTGTTACCCATATCGCAAATATGAGTACCACTCCACCTATTGCCAACAATCCTATGATGGCAAATATGTTGCTCACTTTACTTTCCACTCACGTTCATTGCGTCCTGATTTAGACTTGACTGTACTGCCTGTCAATTCGATCAAGTCCATTTTGGACAACTCACTTAAACGTCTTGAAACTTGATTTGAGTCTAGACCACTATGTCTAGCTATCCCGTCTTTTCCAAGCGCTCCATGAGCCTTTAAACAGTCCACAATCATGCTGAAATGCTTGGATGCCAAGTCTTTGGCTGAATCAGCAGCCTCATAACTGGTAATCGGGTCAGAATTTCTAACTCGATTAAAGATAGGTAAGTCAAAGAATCTTTTCACTTCACCGCCAAAATGTATATCGTCTAATTTACTCATCATTCACTCCTGTTAAGTTAGTGGGTACTCACTTACGCTTTCCCCATTGAATTACATCAAAAAGGGATGTCCTGATCCAAGTCATCAAAACCAGCTTTAGGCTTGGCTTTGGCTGCTGGTGCTGCCTGTTCTTCTTTAGGGCTGACTGCTAATCCCATGAACTTGCCGTTCTTGCCCTCTTTAATCCATGCTGAAAGCCAGAATTCCTGACCATTTACACGGATGTTGCCCTTGTAGTCGGGGTGATTGTCTTTTTCTTTCTTGTCGTTCTTAAACAAGACTCCAGAATTGTCGCGCGGAGTTACTTCCATATTTACACCTTAATTTCATTGAGTTTTTTAACTTTGTCTTCCACTTCCATTAAGAACTGGACTACCTCTTTTTCGAGTTGTTCAATATATTCATCATTGCGCTCGATTCTTTTGATAAACAGTTGCAAGTGCGATGGCATTCGTGGGTCGAAACTCACGAAATCGCAATAACTTCTGTTTGTACATGAAAGTTGCCACTGCATCTGGTCGTAATATTTCTTTGCTGGTTCATCTCCCAACAAGGTTTCAATGTGTGTGGCAGTGTTTGGACACTTGATCTCCAAGCATCCATCATCACCAACCAAACCATCAGGAGAGGCAGCAGACATAGGAATCCTTGGATGGTCAATAGCACCTACCTGATCGACCATATTGCCTGTTTTAGCCTCGTATGCCGCACGAGCAAAGGGTTCATTCTCAACACCCCATTCCATTGCAGAGTTTGAGTAGGATTCAGCAACAGTCTGAGTCATGCGCTCCACGACCAGTTGAGCCATGTAGTTTGCTCTGCTTGTGCTATAGCCTGTCTTTGTCTTGGCAACAATGTCAGAGATACGAGATGCTGTAGCTTTTCCACAACGCTGTGCAAACCATTCTGGTGAGCCTTGTTCAATATCGCTCATTATTTTCTCCCTTGCGCCAATATTGTGCATATAGCCGTTTCTGAATGACTATTTACACCATCCAATGAACAAGCTATAACCATTGGGTCAGCGCCATTCATCACAGCTTTTTCCCATTTATCACGCTTTCCAGAAGCATTGACTGTGATACATACAGTAAGCGTTAAAAGAAACACTAACACCATGCTCCAAATACATAACCAAAATTTTTCTTCGCTGTTCATTTCAATGCTCCTTTACGCTTTTCTTTTGCATCAATTACTTTCTTTTGCCAGCCTTTATCAGCACCGCAAGCAGTGTAAGCAACAGTGTAGACATTCTTCAATTCCTCAAGTGTGGTTGCTGCATCAATTGCTGCCAAGTGATCAATCATTGTGTTGACATCGAGGTCAGATTCACCCTCTGGCAAGTCTTCACCTGCATAGATATACAAACCCAAACCATGCAAAGACAATGCCTTAGTCATGCAGCGCATGATGGCAGTGTTGATTGCAAACGCATCAGGATTGAGGATTGCTTTGTTTCGGAAGTCCATCACTGGTAGTTGGCAAGTCATTGGTTTGCCAAACATAATGACAGTTACGAACACCATTGCAGTGCCGTTTATGTCCATGTAACACTTGTCGCCAAACATCTCAACTTTGTAGGTTGCATCAGGATCAACTCTGAGAGCTTCTGCCCATGCCCACGCCCATGAAAGATATGTCAAATTTCCTTTTTTCTCAGTATGTTCGTTGACATTCTTACTGAGAAGACTTAACACCTGTTCTTGATTCATTCCTCAACTCCCATCACATCGTTAAAAATATCTCTTGCTTCTTGATTTACTGCCCACATTCCTAGTAACGTCAAGTCACTGTGAATTTGAGCAATTTCGTTACTGAACCCTACGAATTTTTTGTGTAGGCACTTCTGTTCCAGACTTTTTGTCGTTTTTTCGATCCTCATTAGGATTGTCGAATAATCCAGCATTTTTCACTCCTATTGAATGCTTCTTCCATGTTTCCTGAACATCTGTCAGGGCTGAGTTCACATACCCGAATGTCGGGTCGGTGATTCTTTTGGATGGCATAACCACCCGTAATGTCTTTGGCTGTTCTTTCATCTTTTTAGCCACCCTTTGCCGCAATTTCTGCCGCTCTTTGATGCTGAGTGTCGGTGTCCAAATCTCGAAATAAGATAAAAAACGAATCATTGCAACATGAACTTTTTGGGCTATGAGGTTTGATACAGAATGCACAGTAATATTCATTGGAATGTTCCTCAATGATCCTATCAAGGTTGAGCTTAGTCTTCATTTTTGACCTCGCTTTTTGCGTAAGGGTTAATTCTATTCTTTACCTTACGTTCTTCCAACATTTGCTGCTGGCGCTCAATGCGGTAACAACGCCACAAATTGAGTTCTTCTTCTGAATCAACCCAAGGTGTCATTGGTAGATCATTGGCTACTTGTGCCAGACGCTCTGCTTTGAGTTCTACTCTGGCTCTAACCATATCAGCAACATCAGACCAAGCATTTGACTGTATTGCCTCTACGATAGCTTTACTATCGCAAATCGCATCTGCAACATCTTCTGAATTCAAGTCTTGCAGTGCCATCCAAACTTCTCGCTTCATATCAACCATTTTTCACTCCTGTTAAAAACCTATCAATGTGTGTATTCTGTCAGACATTATCGTACTTTGCAATAGGGATTTCCCTTATGCAGTTGTGAATTTCAGACAGTCGTTTGTTAGTGAACACTTTCCCACAACCCAAGCAAATCCAAGCTGTTCCCATGACAACATCTGTTTTTCTGTTGCCTTTTGAGCCTCTTTGTCTGCCAAAGAATGTGCGAATTTGTTGAATCATTTTCTTTTGGATATTGCTTTTGAGTAAAAGAATACCTGTTCTTTGTCGTTGATGTCTCGTTTATCTTGTCTTTTTTTAGCAAACTCCTCTCCTTGTTTGAATCGTTTGAGTTTTGTGTCTGTCAGCCAGATCGAGGGTTGGTCTTTATAGTCGAATGCTGATTTCATTTCTTGTTCTTTCTTGCTTGATAAGGATGATGGTCTGGAATTTCAGTCTGTTTGATCTGTTCTCTACGTTTTGTACCATTCTGTTTGCCAATGTTAATCATCTTGAGTTTTGGGTCAGTTGTCCAGATTGATGGTTGACCTTTGTAATCAAATGCGTTTGTCATGTGTTCTTCTCCTTGAGTTTGGCTTCAATGGCTTTGCCATATTCCATCCAATCAAGTGATTCTTTGTACCAAATGTCGCAATGCTCATCATCACTTAGCCCTACCCATGTGCGCTGTGGTGAATAGCGTTCATATTGGCATTTATCGCCTTTTTCATGGTCATTGAAGCAGACCAACAAATCATTTCCATCAAGCTCAACATTCCAACG